AGAACGACGACGCTACCGGGTCGGAGACGGGCCATCGGCTTGCCTTCGGGATCGAAGACAGTTGCCCCGGCCTCCCCAACCCGGTAGGTCGTCACTGGACTACGCGCCAGTCACGCGGGCGAAAGCAGTCGGGCGGAACACGACGAACGCCGCACGGAGCTCGGCAAGGATTGTCTGCATGTTGCGGACGAACTGGTCGTCAATCGTCCCGACGCGGATGGCAGCCTGCTCGCGGTCGAACAGCATGCAGCCGAGCTGGAAGTCGCCGGTCAGCACCGTGTTCTCGGTCATGCCAATCGCTTCGACGACCGGACGCCCCCAGAGGGTCATCGGGCCGGCAACGGAGGGCGGGCCGTACAGGTAGCCGCCGGGGTTGACGTTGCCGGTGACCGCACTCTCCCGCATCAGCCGGACAGCCGCCCAGTCAATCGGGTGGAAGACGAAGGCGTTCGGCATCGCCAGGCCGGTGACCTGAACCTGCATCATGGCGGCGTAGGCGGCATCGACCACCGTGGCCTGCCCGCCGTAGGTGGCGCCGGCCGCGAGGCCGAGCGTCTGGATGCCCGAGGCCAGGATGCCCGTCAAGTTCGGCGGCGTGCCGTTCCCGCCGAGCACCTGGGTCTCAAGCCGCTGATTGAGCATGTAGATCAGGCGGTTCTCGATGATGCCCCTGATCTGCGGCGCGTCCGCGAGGGCGGCGTTCGTCACCGGAATCCACGTAGCGATCGTCCGGACGGCGCTGGTCGCCTCCTCGAACGCGATTGCCGACTCCGGCTTCAGGCCCGTGACGCCCGTGGTGACGGTCGCCTCGGCGACTTCGGCCGCGTTGTTGGTGGACGCATTTTCCTTGATGTACTCGATCATGTTCGACGTGGTCGTGGTGCTCGGGACCAGATCAAGCAGCGTGAGCTGCCGCGACAGGTACTCCTGATAGCCGGGCAGCCGGTCGTTGACGATGAACTGCCCGCCGCTGCCGGAGGCCGAGTACACCAGCGCCTTGTGGGCGAGGTACTGGAGTAGACTGCCCTTCAGATCGACGTCAAACTTCGCCTTGACGCTCGGATTGTGGATCGCGCCGGAGCCGACGACATGCTTGTACGAGTCCGAGTCAACGAACTGCTGACCGAACATCGTGATTGACTTCGGCCGGTCGTCGGCCCCGTCGTCGCCGGGCTGCTGGTGCCGCTGGGCGGGCTTGCCCAGCTTGGCGGCGTTGTCAAGGATGCGCTGCTTCCGGTTGCCGGCGTCCTCCAGTTCGGAGGTGCGCGTCTCGATCAGGTCGATCTCGGTGAGCAGGCGCTTGACTTCGCCGAAGTCCTCGCTTGCGTCAGGCGTGACGCCGTTCGGGTGCTTCGCCTCGATGGCGGCGGCCTTCTCGTAGCGAGTGCGGCTCTCGGCCATGCACTCGCTGAGCGTCATGTTGCGGACTTGCTCAACGGTAAGAGCGGTCATGCGGGTCGCTCCAGAATGCCGTGCCGCTCCAGGCGACGGCGGCGAAGCTCAAGCCCGACGTTGATCCGCTCGGGCGGAGCTGGCGGCACGAGCAGCGCTTCGACCTCATCGGCAGCGGTTCGGAGCGACCCGCTCATCTGCTGCATCTGGTCGCGGCGCGCGGGGGACAGGTCGCGCCCGTCCTTGTGGCGCTGGGCCAACCCGGCCCGGCACCGAGCGAGATACTCGCGGACGGCAACCTGCACGTCGGCCGAGTGCATCTCGAAGGGGCGCGACTTTACGTCGGTGATGATCGCGTTACGGTTCGCCGGGATGGCGACGGCGCTGACCTCCAGGAGGTCAACCTTCCGCAACACCCGGATGCCGTCCTCGCGGAAGTCGGCTTCTTGCGTGAAGTAGCCGATGGAGAGCGAGTCCAGGACGCCGGCCTTCGCCAGTTTGTAGGCGTCGGTGCCGGTCTGGGTATCCACGATCGACCAGCGGCCGAACAGGCCGCGCTCGTCCTCGCGGATCTCCAGTTGCTTGCCGATCGGCTCGACGTGCTCGTAGAGGAACTTGGTCGCACGGGTCGCGATGGACTCGGCGAAGGCGCCGGCCGCGATCACGTCGCCGTAACTGTCAGGCTCTCCACCAAACGTCGAGGCGTAGCCGGCAATCTCCCAGCCGCCCGACGCACTGTCGATGACCTCTTTGACCTCGAAAGGAATGCTCTTGTATTCGAGCGGCATGGAAAGAGCCCCCTTCCCGCTGCGTCATGCGCGCGTGGATGGGGGCTCGGTGGCCCGTGTGCTGTTCAGTTACACGTAGCTTACTCGAAGTGAGTCACTTACGCAATACCATCGTCTGCATCCGGCGACAGCGGCGGTCAGGGCAGACCGTCTCGACGCGGGCGCGATCTGTGTCGATCTTGCAGATCAACCGCCCGCAGTCGCGGCACCTGACCTCTACCATCTTCGAGGCCGGCGCCGGCTCACGCCAACTGGAGGATGCGGCCACGTGCATGCTCCGCGATCTGCTGCCACGCTGCCGGCCAGCGCCACAGATTGCCGGCCAGGCTGTGCTTCCGCTCAACGGTCTTGAGCAGCCGCCTCGCCATCATGGACCGCAACGCCGGCCGCTCGATCAACTCGGCCAAACCGTCCTCCCACTCGCCGGCCGTCTCCGCGATGAAGCCTGAGAAACCGTTGTCCACCAGGCCGCCGTAGAACGGCGACGCCACCACGGCGCTGCCGGCCGCTGCTGCCTCGTACGCCTTGATCTGGCTCTTGCAGCGGTTGAATGGGGTATCGGCAACGGCGGCGCATGCGATGTCGATCTGAGCGAGGCCGGCCGGGTACGTCTCCAACGGCATCCAGGGCAGGATCGCGAGTCGGTCGCGCCCGACGTGATCCAGGATAACCGGCGGGACGTGCCCCTGCACCACGAAGCGCACGTCCGGGTGGTGCGCCGCGATCCGTCCCCACGCCTCGGCCATCTGCTCCACGTCGCGGTCGTGGCGGCGCCCGCCGGCCCAGCCGATCGTCAGTCCCGGGATGCTGCGCTTCGTCTGATGGACGATCCCACGGAACCATGAGAGGTCGATGGCGTTGGGCACCACGATCACGGGCTTGCTGGTGAACGTGCGGACGATGGTCGCCAGCCGTTGGGTGCTCGTGGTCACGCCGTCGCACTGCTGCATCGCCCAGATCCGCTCGAAGCGCTCGGCCTCGATCTGGCCGAACGTCTTGCCCTCGGTCCAGTCCAACTCGACGCGGCGATCCGTCTCGGCGCGGGTCAGGACATCATCATCGCAATCCCAGATGGTCAGCTTCCCTGCATTCTTGATCGAACGAAACCACGCCTCTGCCATCCTTCGATGCTCCGGAGGCCAAGAAACACGCGGCAAAAGATAGGCGTCGTAGTGCGGCGCGATAGCTCCTATCGCGTCGTTCTTCATCACGTCCCATCCACACGGGTATCCCGACTTTTCGAGAGCGGTAATCGGTTGGAGGCAGCGCCACAAATCTGGGCCGGTCATCTCCCCGCCTATCAGGGCTAGAACGCTGGGAGTAGCCATGCGCTGATTCATGGTAAAATCTCCGCATGAAGTGACCCGGCGCGGCTGGAACCGCCCGGGCCTGACACCGAGGAGTGATCTCGATGCGTGGGAAGTATAAGCGTCGCCCTGTTGCTGATCGGTTCTGGGAGAAGGTTGACCGCAACGGTCCCGTTCCGGAGCACTGCCCCGAACTTGGCCCCTGCTGGTTGTGGATGAGCGCCCGTCTCCCTGATGGGCGTGGGCAGTTCCATTACGAAGGGCGCACCGAGTACGCGGCCATCGTCGCCTACATCCTGGTCTACGGCCCCCTGTCGCCTGAGACTCCTTGCGTGCTTCACAAGTGCGATGGCGGCAGTCTGTGCTGCGTCCGACCCGACCATCTCTTCGCCGGCACCAAAGCTGACAACATCACCGATATGCTGACAAAGGGTAGAAGTGGAACCCAGGGCGCGCGACACCCACAAGCGCGACTGAACGCGGCTATCGTCATGCAGAGTCGGGAGATGTACGCAGCCGGCGGCATCTCCTATCAGGCGCTTGCAGATCGAGCCGGGGTCAGCCTCGACACCATGTACAGGGCGGTTCGCGGCGATACATGGAAGCATCTTCTATAGCCACCCCTGCATGAACAGGCCGGCGGTCAGCCCGAGCGCCAGGATCTTGTCCACCCGATGTGACAGCGTCGTCTCGTTCAGGAACGCCCAGCGGGCGCCGGACTGCATCAGCCTGGAGCAGGCGTCCCAGTCGGTCCCTGATCCGACGTGCGTCCTGAACAGCGCCCCTTTGTCGAGCGCGTCGCGGCGGTACAGCATGTGGGTGAACTGGCCGTGCCTGGGCGGGTTGCAGCCGATCACCATGTCGTACTTCGGGTTGGGCGGCTCGCGGTAGCACTTGACGCGAGGGTATGCAAAGTCGGCGTCGTAGTCTTCGAGGATCGTCACCAGCTTCTCGATGTGGTCCGGCACCAGCATCCGCTCGTCATCCGCAAGCCACATCTGGTACTCGCCCCTGGCCAAGAGCTGAGCGACCATGAACGGCGCCGCTGACATGCTGTCAGTGAACAGGCCCGACGACCAGAAGCCGAGCTCCTGAAAGCGGATCGGCACATCGACCTCAAAGACTGGCAATCCCATGATCTGGAAGTCCTGCCGCTTCCCCTGGACGTGGGGAACCATCAGGCTGGCGAGCTCGGGGTCTGGGCCATCGCTGACGATCACATGCTCCAGCGGGCGGTACGTCTGCTGCCTGACGTTCTCGATGGCGCCGAGCAGAAGGTCGTGACGGTTGTACGTACCCGTGACGACGGAGACCAGTTTACGCTCGGTCATCAGTAGCACCTGACCGTGAGCTCGTCGCGCCAGTCCACCAGACCGCCGTAGTTCGCCACCGTCCCCTGCATGAACCGCCAGTCGGTCTCCCAGTCCCCGAACCGCTCGGGGTCGTTCGGGCAGACGAACGACTGGCCGGTCACCACGAACCGCTTGATGCGCCGCTCCGACCAGAGGACCACCGGGGCACTGTCCATCCGCACGGCATTAGGGTGCAGCTCCACCTTGAACATCAGCGGGTGCGGCGGCCCGTCCTGCTCCTCGATCGCCCGTGCCATCGTCTCGAATGCGCCGGGCTCGTACACGTCGTCGTCGCCGACGTTCAGCAGCCAACGCCCCTTGGCCTGCGGGAAGGCCCAG